ATGGCGAAAATCAGTATTAAAAGACGAAATGAAAGTGAGCGGGCCGATGGCTGTGCTCCACTTTACGCGGTTTTAAATATCAATCGTGAAAAAATCAGAGTCCCGGTTGATCTGGCGGTAACTGTAACTGAGTGGGATGCCCAAGCAGAACGAATAAAGGGGCGCGGGCAAGACGCCTACGATAAAAATTTAATAATTTCCAATGTAAAGTCTAAGATCTCTGATATCCTGGTGCGCGCCAGACTTACAGGCGAACATCTGACTAAGGCCAGTTTTATAGCTCTATACCGCAGGCCTCCTGAAGATGGACAGTTTATTAAATTCGCTCGCCGGCACCTTGACAGTACGCGGGACGCACTCCAATGGGAAACACAGAGGCACCATACAGCAGCACTGAAAAAGCTGGAAGAATACCGGCCTGATATTCATCTGCAAGAGATAACACCGGAGTTCTTACGCGCATATGCCGTTCACTTACGCGATGATCTGGGCAATAGTCCCGGCACAATAAGGAAAAACATGTGTGTTTTGCGAGTGTACTATTACGCCGCCATGCGCGCCGGTTTGGTCCAGCGTAACCCATTCGACGTGTATAAAGTCCCAAGGGCCGAACCAATTGTTGTATTTCTGACCATTGAGGAATTTAACAAGCTGCTCGCGCTCTACAGCAGCTGCACTCTGCCCGACAATGAACAGGACGTACTCCGGTTCTGGTTGTTCATGGCTTTTACCGGTATGCACATAAGCGACGCCAGGACTCTACAGATTGAACAGATAATCGGCGGCGAAATTCACTACACCCGCCAGAAAACGCGCACAAAGGTAATAATGCCCCTTTCAGGGCCGGCCGCTAAACTTGTGGAATTTTATAAAGCCGGCCGGCGGCGTGGCAACCTATTTGTTACCCTGCCAACCGACCAGGCGTTCAATCGGGTTATAAAGCGCGTTTGTCAGCGCGTCGCCATATTAAAAGCGGTCAGTGCCAAAGCGGCCCGGCACACCTTTGCCACGCTGTACTACAAACTAAACGGCGGGGATCTCGGCACACTGTCGAAGCTGTTAGGTCATACGTCAGTAAATACCACCATGATCTACGCGCATATTTTGAAGGAAAACCGCGTGGCCGGTGTTTCAGCCTTTGATGGTATGTTATAAAACATATTTCGAGAAGTCGACGGCCTCCTTTGCTGCGATGCCGTCGGCTCTCTTTTGCTCTATATGGTCCCAGATGGCCACCACCATATCTCCCAGCTCATCGGCCGCCTCTGCGTCCGTCTGTGCGTCGAGTAGCCCTATAAACTGCTGACGGTCGATCTGGCCGGTCCGGTCGATCTTGATGACAGCAAATAAAAAATTGCGCTGGGCTGCATCTGTCAGCTTAACTGGCTTCCCTTTCCATGAAAACCCATTGATGATCTGATCCTGTGTCACGCTGTCGATGAATGCTGTTACCGTTGCGCGGATTTCATCTATAGAGGGCTTGTGATCTGCAATCGCCTCGAAAGCATACCAGGCGCCTTTCTCCTGGTGATGTCCCCAACGAAAGGCCCAGCGATCACGACGCGGGTTTATACATTCAATCGCGGCCAATTCCGGACCACATGAAATTTTTATTACATTCATAGTTGTATTGTGTTATGTAAATCGGAACTCTGTGAATTTTCTATTGTCTTCTCTCTCTATAGTTACGACATTCTGCTCCAGCAGCCCGGCTTCTCTCAATTTGTCGCAAATAGTCCACATATCGGGATAACCGGTAAAGAATTTAAATGGCTCTCCTTTCTTCAGTACGGCTCCGGCCGCAGTTAGATTAGCTCGATGTGGAGACACCATGCGGGCACTAATGAGATATTTTGTTTTCTCTACGGCCTCAGTTTCGCCATTCTCCTGGGCTTCGCGTAACGCTTTGCGGGAATATTTGGTGGAAATACCGGATTGAAAATCAACTATACAGATTGTTGAGCCTACAAGAGCTCGCAATGGCACCTCTCGACCTAAAAAGTTCTTTGTGCCATCGGCTCGCTGGCCGGGTGTTGATGGGATTCCCAGCTCAGACAGTGTTTTTAATTTTGAATAGTCAGCCATTTTTATGCCTGTTAATTTATAAAATAGATTTTTAGCGTCCGCGTGCTTGCATAGAGAGTAAAAAGACGCAATGATTTCACGGCGTCTGGTCTTACTCTTTATCTTTTTGAGCTTGCGGGCTGTTCGTTGTTTGTTGCTTTTTCTTATTCTCACATGTGTTGGACGTATGACATAGCCCAGGAAGTCCACACCGTCGGCCGTCGGGAAGATCCGGGCGCCTGGCTTGATTGTTAATTTAGCCATCTCGACCTGCCGCTCTATAATGTGGGCGCCGCGCCACAACTCCGGTTTTGTTCCAGCCATCAGCCTCTTATCATCGCAATACCGGTAATAATGTTTGTTTCGCTCTCTGGATTTTAACACGTGGTCCAGATACAGCGACAGTAACAAATTACCATAATGTTGCGAACTGCGTAGCCCGATGCTAAGACCGTGGGGCATCAGCCGGACAAACCGCTCCAGCATAGCAAGGATTAATGGCCCTTTGAAGTAATGCCGTAAACAATCCATCATAACGCCTTGATCAATTGACTCGTAAAACTTGCTAATGTCGTCGGTGTATGTGTACCGTGTTCCATCCGGATCAGCCGCCATGTCGCGGCGGATCAAAGCGAGAAGGTCGTGGGTTCCCCGTCGTTTGAGACTTGCGCCGGTTGTGCGAATTAGCCTGTTATATGTCAGTTGCTCCACGATGTTCATTATTGCATGTATGCCGATTTTCTCGTAATATGAGTAGAGAAATTGAATACGACGCGCCTTGCCGCGCTGCACGATCATTTCTTCACCGAAACAGGAAAGACGAAACACACCCGCCGATATTTCAGCGGCCAACCATGCCTCGACCTGATCTATATGCGCCAGGATCTCGCGGCCCTGCTTTGACTCTTTGCGGGATGTTCCTTCGAGGACCTTAAAAATCGACTGCCGGATATTAGCCGGGGCGATAATGAGCGGTATTATATCAGTATCTTTAATTCGTTTCATTGTTCAAAAAATTTAGCCTTCATTTTTCTGGGGCCTACGTTGTTCGGCTGCCTGCTGGCCCTACTAAACGCCACCCCGCGCTTGTTTTTTCAGCGTTCCACCATTGGTGGCTGTACTGCGGCTCTCTCCCCTGCCACGGCCTCGGCGACACGTCGCCACTGCCGGAGGGCAAAATTTTTAGGCTTAACGCTTTAGCTTTATGAGTGCGAGACGCGACCCGTTCCACGCGTTCGTGCCCGCTGCATCGTAAGTCGTAGACGCGGACGCTACACCGGCAGACGAATTAGCGCTGTAGTAGGAGCGGTACACCACACGGGCGGGGCTGTTGTTACACCAGGCTTTATCACAATAATGCGTTGTTTCCGTGCCTCCCAGTGTGACAGGTACGACGTCCATATTTCGTCCGTTTGCCAGCTCAATAATCCAGCTGTCATTAACGTTGCCACTCTTGACTTTGCGGGGGCCGTCGTTGGCATCCTCGATATTCCAAACCAGGTAATCAGACGTTACACCTTCCATCCATTCGGCCACGTTACCCCATGCATTTTCCATGCCCAGCGCATTAAGCGATGCTATAGACTTGCGGTTTCCGTCTGAGTCTATATAGAAACATCCGCCGACTCCTATCGTGGTGGGTGCTATGGTGTCCTGCATACCCAGCGCGTTAGTCAGGCCCGTGAGCGTATAGTTTGAGCCGGAACCGTAACCACAGGCACCAGAACTATCGCGGGTCCCTTTGACCGCAAAGAACAGGCGGGCAAAATCGCGGTGCATCTGGTAATTTATCAGGCAGTAACCCTCGCCGCGCCGGCGGCAATACTCAGCAAACTGTGACTGAGATATATTAACAGTCGGCAAAACTCCAGAAATACTACGGATCTGCGTATTTAGATAATGCGCTTTATAAACTCCCACCAGATAGTCTCCAGTCTCCCAAGGGTCCGGCTCGATTGCCTGGATCTCTTCTGAAATCGTCATCCAGACAAACGAAAATTCTACATTTCTATAACAAGTAAAAGCAATTTTTTTAGCTCCTTCGGGCACGTTGGTAAATAGATAGCTTTGGTCTGTCATACGACTATGGTTAGCAGCTGCGCGCGATATAACATTATCATCCATGTCCAGGAATACAGCACCATAAACTGAAGAGGCAACAGCTGGCCACCTGACCTGCTTGAATCCGGCAACAGGCGCGATCATCACCCTAAATGTATCGTAATTCATTAGCGAATCTTCAAGCGTTGAGTAAGCTGATGATACGCGAACCGCCTTTTTATCCAATACCTCCAAATCACCAAGGTATAATTTACGTCCCAGTTCTGCCGTCAGATCTGTAACTTTATCAAGAGAGCTATAACAGTCGTAGTGACAACGATTAATAAAGTCATCAATGCCCTTACACCAGCGACCGACCTCATAAATCATGACATCACCTTCGTCCAACAATTCAGAGCTATTGAATCCCTCCAAATTTGCCGGTGTTCCGTCATGATATACTAAACTATTGTCATCAGATAGCGGACACACTGTCATTTCACCTGGAGCTGTACACTTAGCCATTACGCGGTGGCGCTTGGCCATGATCCGGGCCACATGGGCGGACGCTTCAAACGGCCTGTCAAACTCATAGCCGGTTTCGTTATCCATGTTTGACACATTGGCCGGATCGCTGACAGATTCGGTAAACTTTATTACAGTCCATTCCGGCTGTAAAATATTCAGTTCCGGGAAATGTGCCACCAATGCGTTAAACTCATCGTCCGGCAGGTACTTTGTGAGCTGATAACGTCCTGTCAGGCGGCAAGTATTGACGTTTGCGCCCATTTCGTCAACTCCACGCATCGTTAACAGGCTTTTGAGAAAGTCACCGTTGCCAGTCATGTTAAGACCGGTAATTCGTAGATATTGACAATTTGCACAACGGGCCATGAGCGCGCGCCAATCAATACCAGGGCAACTATCCACCACCAAACGTGTGATATTATCGGCGCTTGCAAGTTTCAGCCCTTTATCTGTAAGCGCAGCCAAGTACCGTAATTCGAGCGTCTGTAGTGATGCCGGCAGCTCTGCCTCCGCAAGTTTCCCTCCGGGAGCAAATGCCACGTTAGCCAACTCCGTATCTTGCCCCTTGAAGGTGTCGAGCTGCTTATTGCTCAACAGATCAAGGGCTGATAATCCGCGGAGCCCGTTAACGTTAAGCTTCCGAAGGTTCCGGCATCCATTAACCATGAGGCCCGTTAGCATATTTTGGCCGTTTGCACATGATGCGTCAAGTTCTTGCAGTCGAATACAATTATTAAGGTTTAGATTTCCGACGATAGCATGAGATATATCCGTCAGATTCATAGTCTGGATACGTGATGCACCGTAAATATTTTGCGGGTCGTTAACAATCAGGTTTTGCCTGAATGTCATTACTATTTCATCGCCGGCATTCTCGGCAATGAGTCCGGAGACGGTGGGGTCTCCATTGGTCATACCGTAACCGAAACAGAAACGCTCAGAAGCTGTGAGCTGGAGGGTGCGGGGGTCGCTTGCAAACTGATAGGCAAGATAGATCGAAAATGCGTCCGCTCGATATGTCCCGGCGCAATATAGGGAGTCCAGAAGTGCGAAACGATTTGTTATAATGTAGGAGCGGTGGGCAAAACGTGAGCCCTGGAGTGCGTAGAGATAGTTGCGCCCCTGCTCGATAAGCGGCAATATATATTTATATTCACCGTCCTTGTTGTAAACACGTTCGCTCCATTCGTTCATGAATTGGTCATTAACAACCTGCAACACATACTCTGTTGACATGTTGGCGCGGAGAGTGCGGGCCACTTCTGCAAGTTTTTCGGGGCAGTCTCTTACAAGTTCCCAAAGCACTGAGTCGTGACCGGCAAAGCAATATGCGTCCTGAGTGTCGTCCTTCGTGTCAAAGGTAGTCATATAATCGAACACTAAGCGGCTATCGTTTCGGACGCCCCAGAGCGTGTCCATGTCGTATGGCAGGAACATCCAGTGAATGCCGTCCCAAGTTGCCAACATCATATTTTTGGCGCGGTTATCCACGGCCATAAAATAGTCCGTCAGTACATACCAGGCAAACGGAGAATCATTCAAGAAATAATCTTTGTACTCACGTAAAAATTTCGACGGGCTGCCTTTGCAAGACTGCACCCAAGCCCAAAGGCGTGTTACAGCATCACGATCCTCTTGGTCAGCCGTCGCCCACTCCTGATCCGGCTTAAATCGGAACTCCAAGCCCTTATCGAAATCGGCCATATTAGATGTACCGAACAGGCAAAGCGAGTGAGAGTTATCCAGGAACTCCAGGCAGATACATTTATTTCTCTGACCATCCAGCGTTTCAGCATCGTTAAAACCTTCAATGCCTTCAAAGCCGTAGACGTCATGGCTTTCTGACTTCTCGTTGTTAAAATTGTATTTACCCAGGAAAGTGGCCACGCCAGTACCGTTGTTATCATAGAAAAGATTTAACGGCAGGGCATCGACACCGATACGCACATCATATCCGCCTTTATAGGCTGCTTGTGGAGGCGTTAGCCATCCACAACGCTTAAAGACTTCGTTAACGATACGGACCGCGCCGGAGTTGTGGACGCTGGAACTATCTGAGAAGTCAGCCTTCAGACAGAAGATCGAAACCGGGCGGGCTCCAGGCTTAAAGCTATACTTGAAGTCCGGCATCTCCACGCCGTTTACAACCAGGCGGCACCCTTCATATGCGTCAGCCCGGTAGAAGTAGAGGCGGTAATTTTTACGGGGGTAAGTCGTCGAGCTCGTACCCTGGATGCGCAGGCCTATCTGGAAGGCTACAAAATCGTATTCCTTGCCGTAAGGCGAATAATAATAAACATCGACCGGGACCTCGAATTTTTTATTATTGGTCTGGTTGACCAGATCCACGTCACCGACAATGCGCATAACGGCTTTACCCTGAGCGCGCAACTTATCAATGTCAATCTCGTCCGTTTCGTCATTGAGGACATCGTTACGCTGGAACAGAAGTACCATATCATCTGTATCGGGTCGATCTACCATGTAATTAGACAATATTTCATCGTCTGTGAGTGCGCGGCTGTAGATGCGAATATTTCTAACCTCGACATCAGCGGCGTCTGAAGCTATGCGGATGGTCTGAGGTTCCGGGTGCATGAGCGAAGCCGTAGAGTCGTATTGCTCTGCGCGGTCACGTATGCCGTTAACATAAAGCTGCAACAGTCTATTGTCAGCCTTGCTCTGGACGACAAAAGCGATTTTTAGCCACATATCCGGAGCAAACTTAGTTTGTACGGCCGCCCCGCCGGTCATTTTTAATGAAGCTTCTTCAGCTGTCATGTTAAGGCCCACACCGGCGGCTATACATTCCATAATGATGCCGGAGCGATCAGCCACGTTAGTACACTTGATCTCTGCCTCAATAGTCAAGCCTGTGGCTGTCGCATCAGAGGCGAACGGGCGCGCGTCGATGTCGATACTTGCCCCGTTCGACAGGCAAAGCGCCTCGCCGTCCCATCCGTTGGTGCTCCAGTCGAAACCGTTAAACGCCGTTGTAACACCTTCGAACTCCCAGTGTGCCGGGCTTGCCTCGTTGTTGCTTCGACCGGCTGCCGAAAGTTTCAGGGTCATGTGGTCTGTAACTTCGGCCAGCGTGATAGAACTTTCGACTATCGAAATGGTGAAGTCGTATGAAGTCACGCCGCAACAAAATTGCATCCTTTCTTCTCCCGGCTGAGTAAAGCGGTTGGTGTATTTCTGAACCGTGCGCGGCGCTGTGATGCCTTGCGACTGCACACCGTTGTGCAAAATAGCCATTTCGGCCGGGGTAGTCGCAGGATCATAAACCACAAAATCAAAATCCATGCGCTCGAACTGGCCCACCTCGATAACAGGCGTCAGATAGTCCGAGTCGTCAAAAATACGACCATCCGGGAAGATGATCATCGAGCCAATGAAAGGATCTGCAATCTGGCCCAGTGCGTTACATTTCAGTATGTCGATAAAAATAGACTCTGAAACCAGTGTCAGATCATTAGCCTGCATTTCGGCGACGATCTGAACATTATGGCGGCCGATAGAAAGGCTGGACATTGGTACTGTAAAGCTGCCGTTAGTCTTGCCAGACTTTTTGATGACTGTTGAGTTATACTCTACGCCATCAAGGTAGAGAGTAACCGTTTTTTCGGCCGAGCCGTTGACGGTAAACGGAATTATAGCTGAACTGTCAGGCTTATAGCCTCCGCCGGCTATTGAATTCGCCAGAGAATAGGAACTTGTCAGCCCTAAGGTATATGCACGGACCTGGAGATTTACAGTGCGTTGCTGTGTCTTGCCGGTGTCCGGGTTTGTGGCTACTGCCTTAATGGTGATGTCATTTGTACCGGCTTTCAGGAATTTGGTAATATCAAGCGAATCGGAACCAGCCGGAAAGTCGGTTACAGTTGTCGAGAATTGAACTACAGTACCGTTCTTTATCTCTATCGAGATCGCGCCGCGCTGGCCGGTCGAGACTCCGTCCATATCGCCGCCGAGATACTGGTGATCGTAGGAATACGACAGCGTAACGGCGTCACCTTCGCGGATGGTGCTTTTGTTGACGGCGGCCGAAATAATTACTTTAGCGCTGCTTGCGTCATCACCACCCCCTCCGGAGCTCACGGGAATATCAACACCGGTAAACTCGTCACCCTTTGAGTTAATGGCGCTGATGTGGATCTCGGTGCCGTCCTCGTTTAATGATGCGTCAAGGTTTTGAAGTGTGCGGCGTTCGATTTCCTCAAGGCGGGCGTTGATCACTTTATTTTGTACCGGGTTGGTAGATGATGGTGAAAGCGAATCGTCTACCTCTGCCTCGTCAATAGCGATGTTAACGACTCCTTCCGCGTCGGGGGCTATTTTCTCTCCGTTGAGAGTCACGCCAGTAATAGTTCCACGGCCGCCCGTGTCGCTCCACGCGCTCTCCTGGTTCCACTGTGTGAGCGTCGACCCGGTAAACTGTTTTGTTATGTACGCGCCGGGGCCGGTCTTAAACGTGATCCAGCGGCCAAACTCGCGCAATGTAGTGGGAATTGCCTCCGCTGCGCTGATAATGTCGTAGTAGCCGGATGCCTTCGGGGCGATCTCGTCCACGTTTATGAGGTTGCCCGCGCCCTTCTGGCCTACCTGCTGCCACTCCGGCCACTCCACACCGTCAACACCTGCCGCAGTGGTGTAGACCTTTGTTCGATACTCCAGCCCGGCCGGTGTGAACATGTACTGAGTAACACTGACTGTTGAATTTCCCGGAGAAAGTGCAACCGTAGCACTGCGGACAATCATGATATTGCCAGCCTGGCCAGCCACGCTAAGGAAATAAATACCATCGTTTGTGATATTGTCGAGTGTTGCCACTGAGTCTACAATAACAACGCCTTCAAGCGTTTCCACGCGCTCTTCGAGATCATCCGCATCTGCCTTAATGTTGTCAGCTTCGTTTTTTAACAAATTGATGTCATCGCGGTTAAGCTGGAGCGATTCACGGATTTCATTCAGAAGCCCCATAAACGTGTCCTTATTCGTCACGCCTTCGAGGAACGCTTTTAACTCGTTGAATGTGTCAATGGCGGCGGTGACTCCGTCTCCATCAATCAGCGTATTAATGCGCTGCTCATTCGAATCAGCTTTTGTACTTGCGCTCTGAACGTTGTTCCGGATCGTCTCAATAGCGAGATTAACAGTATCTATAGAACGCTGCAACGCGGCATCGGCCGCCTGTCGCTCGGCCTTCTCTTCTTTTACTCCTTGATTATTGGTTAATAAATCCTTGTATGATTTATTCAGATAGTCCATGACAGCAGCTACCATCGAGTTAGTAACGCTTTCCGGATCTTCGGCTTGCTCGATTGTCAAAATCAGGCCGTCGATAAATTCTTGATCTTGGGTCGCCATGTGATATGATTATTAATTAAACTGTTTGCTAAATTGTTTTGAGAATACACGCGGTTTTTTAGCTTCGCTTCCGTCGATAATTTCCTGTAAAATGTTGGTTTCTGTGTCGGCCAGCTCCAGAGTCAGGGAGAACGACTGCGGCGCCTCCGGACGCTGCTTGTATGTAAATTCTTCGGCCGACGGGATCACGCGGACCGGCAAAGCTCCCAGGTCGAGCAAATAGACCTCGTCACTGCCCAGCATATCCATTAAAAACCGAACTTCGTCAGGCCTTTTAACACCGGTTTGAATAGAGATTGATTGTTTTCTCTCTATGCGGTCGCGCTGTGAATAATAATCGTCTGTCACCGGATCGTATCTTTTAAAAATTGCCTCGTCGGCTCCTTCCCATTCCGGAGTAATCGACATTTCGCCGGTTATCTCGATAATCTCGAACACCCCCAGAGAATTGCGGAATTTCAGACGGTAACGCTCGCGCGCCGGATCGGCCTGCTCGATCACCAGGCGGCAAGCAAACAGGCCGCGGTGGTAAATGTCGAAATTATTTGCCAGAACACCGGAGGCCTCAAAAAAATGACTTCTCAGAGCCTCGATGTCGAGCGCGTAAATCCCAGGAGACAGCCGGTCAATCGTCCAGCTCTTGCCTGTCACCTTCTCTACAAAGCTAAATACATCATCCGGAGCATCATTTATATAATACAGAGGGTAAAGCTCCGACTCTTTCATTATCACGCGCCATCCGGCCGTGCGGGTGGTGAGAAAGCAATTTGTATCATAGGCTAAAAATCGGACGTTGAAAATATCTGTACTTGGCCCCAATCGCTTGAAGTTCTGTTTAGACACACCGCCGGGAAGCGCTATAAATGCAAACGCCTGGTCATATTCACCATTAAACACCACGGCCACGTCTCGGCATAGGACCTCACTCTCGTTCTCGATCAGTATTAAAGGGCCGAAGCTTATTGGCTCAACCTCGTCGGGCTGTGGCAAATATTTGATATAAGCATTGACTATATCAGCGACATTTATAGAATACGGGTAATTGAATCGCCCGTTATAAAGCGTCAAACCATCCATTATAATGCTAAACGGGTACCCCGTTAAAGGCTGATCGCCGGAGGTGTGGCTGCTTTCTATAATTATGGGATTTCTGGTAAATGCCAAGCGGGATGGCGTTGACGGCATAGCGTGAGGATTTGGAAACATAGCTAACTACTTTTTAGCGTTGTGGTTACTACAGCGCCGGAAAATTCCGTAACTGCCCCCTGTTCTACCAGAAAGCGGTCACGTTCAGGCGTCGGTGTCGTCATAAATTCGTAAAACACTTTGATACTACCCGCGTGATTGCGTCGCCACTCCTGATAAAAGATGTCGACGGTTTCGATTTGCGGGGCTGCGAGGATGTTATTACTTTCCATGCTGCAAATTTTTCTAATTTTTAGGGCCTTGCAAAGGACTAATCATTCACCCAGCGGGCCACAAGCTCGACACTGTATTCTACTTCGATAGAAACAGAGCCTAAAGCGACTTCATCCAATTCCCAGTCATCCGGGCCGTCCTGATAACTCAGATCGTGAACCTCAAAAATATCATAGGTTAGCAACGCCTTGTATTTCCGGTAATTTCTATCTCCATGAGAGACCGGAATCGGTTTGCTGCCATCTGTCTGCCATGTCAGGCCTTTGCGTATGATCGAGACGGGAACCGAACTGTTAACGTTTACGGTCCACCAGTCGCCCTCTGTGCCGTGCGGTGTATATCCGGTGTCTGCCTTGTATTTATCTGCGGCGGCTTGTTTATTTGCCGTCACATGGAGCAGGTCTTCACTGTACGTCTCTGACTTCAGGAACCATTCAAGATGACGGGTCGCCGCAGAGAATTCCGGCACATTCTGTTCATCCTTTATGTTATATTCTCCATGTGTCGAGATGGTGCGGAGCTTTAGATCTACCGACATATCAGCCGAAGCCGGCAACGAATATGACAGCGTATCAATCAGGCACCGGACACCCCGGAACATTACCGGGCTTAGAGTGTCAAGCCGGAAGAAAGTTAGTTTGTCTATCCGGGCCGGAACTTCGACCGATCTATTACCGTGACGCAAAATTTCATCATATCCGGCCCAGAATTTAACAAACAGTCCATCCTGGAATTGAAATAACAGTGATAGCGTCGGGGTGCTGCCGTCATCCATCGTCAGAGGCTTGCCGGTGTCGCTCTCTGCGTTTATACGGCCAATGGTCTGACCGCCGGTTGTATAGGCTATGACAAAGGCCAGTGGCGTAGTGTCGCCGGTGTCCTCGGCATCCTCGCTGCCTTTTATATAGCTGTGATAATGCCGGGCGCCTGTCAGATATGCCGGGCACTTGTCGTTAAAAGAATTTCCGGTGCCAAGCCCTACGGTATCAACGCGCATGATCGGGACACACTCGTCATCGCTTGACAGATCGAGCGGGTTCATGCCGGGTGTTGCCGGGTCCCAATTAAAAAAGCTGGAGCTGGCCGCCTTTACCGTCCGATTGGTGTTATCAAGCTTATACCAGGTCCCTGTAATAAATTCACGTGCTAAAAATGTATTGGGGTTGTCATCTGTAGGCTGCATGGCCGGCGCTGTAGCCGCGCGCGAACTGTAAAGGGCGTAATCGTCGCGCCCGTCATCGCGGTCATCGTCAGGCTCCGGGTAGTCCGGTTCCGGAGGTTCGGGGTCCGGATAGTCCGGGTCATCAGGCTCCCATACCCAATAATGATCATCTCTAACATCTCCATCCCAAGCCCCGCCGGACCCACTCGGTACATATGTCCACTGGCTCACATGATTTCCCAGGTGTACGGCGCGGATGTCGAGCCCTTTAATAAAATCTTCAAATCGCTCTGTAGCCGGAGCGGCACCCTCTAACGATGTTTTAGCAGATAGCTTGATATATTGCCGGGCTTCATAGTTAATCAGCTCCGGACCTGTGGTAAGCGTCACCATCTCCCGCGCTGCCGGATCTGATATTATATCGCGGAGTAGCCGGAGCGATGCTTTTTTAGTGTCGAAGTTGATATTATATACCAGCCCGAAGCGCACCCATAGAGCATTCATGAACTCTGAGACCGTACAATCAGGCATCAGATCATGATATTTAAGCACTCCGGTACATATTGCATCGGCTGCATTATTCAGGACCACCAGGCGGTTGAGCTCATTGTCATGCCTGAAATCGTTGTGCTCGATAGTAACGCCCAGGTCTGCAAAAATAAGCTCCAAAACCTTCCAGACACGCAAGAACGGCGTCGAGCAATAGCCCGCGGGCACCGTTACCTCCGTGATCTCGCCGTCAATGATACGCTTTACCTTTGTCGGCGGGTTGATGATTCCGGACGCCGGAGCGTTCAAGACCTCCCAATATATTCTCTCTTTGTCGTCTTGCTGTATTGACTCGTTACCCACTGCGACAGGGAAAACGGCCAGCGGATCGCGGCCGGGTGATGCGCGCTGATATAGATACGTCAGATAATCCAGCATTCCGGACACACCATTGTTAAAACCGACATCCTCGCCCTCGATAACCGGCAGTGTCGACAGCTCCGACAGCTTCTTTTCACTCCAACGGCTGTAAGCTGTTGAATTATCGAGACCGACATTAAACGTTATCCCTTTGGCACGGCCGGCCGATGTGACGTTTGCAATCCCTCTGCGGATATAAGCGCCATCACTCACCACGGCTATAACTTCCGGCTGGTTCGGATCTCTGCCGGTGTCGATACGTGACGGAAACCCAAGAAGGCGCTCATTTTTTGCCGAAGCCGGAACCGTTGCCGGGATCGACTGACTGCCTCTTTCATTAAAAATCGGATTGGTATCTTCGATCTCTACAGAAAAACCGGCCGGAATATCCAGCGGCTCATTGTTAATTCTTATTTCAAGCATGGCGGTAATTACTTTTTCTTACGTGTGAACGGGGCGCGGGCCGCTTCGAGCTCTCGCCCTGCTTTTTCAAGGTCCTGATAAACCACGTAGGCGCGGAGGGCGCGGAGGGCTTCGGCGGTTGTCCGGAGATCCTTAATCGCCGCCGCCAGCTCTCCGGAATCGGCCGGGACGGAAACAGGGCCGCCTTCAGCGTAGCCCTCCGCATATGTCGGGGCGCCTCCGGATGCAAGACGCTTATTTTGGCGGATGGCCTCGATCATGCCCACGGCGTCTACTACCCGCGGGTCGTTCATTATGGGTTTGGGTACCACGTATTCGCCACGGTGCACAACTCCGGCCACTTCATAGCGGCCGCCGTCGCCGGTGTAGCCGCCTTCAGAATACCCGGAGAGTACGCGGGTCGCTGTGGCCGGCTGCTGAGATGAACTGCCCGTGTTGCCCGGCTGCATATTCTTGATTTTATCGCGTTCGGCTTTTGCGACGGCTACCTGAGCGGCGCCGGTAACAGTGAGCATGGCCGCCGCGAATGCTCCGGCAATCGGGCCCAACTGCGCATGGGCCTGCATTATGGCCACCGCTGTGTTGGCGATGATCTGCGAGATCTTCACCGCAAAATCAACATCCGCGTATTTCTTCTGGATCTCAAGCTTTTTATTTTCCTTCTCCTGTTCGAGCGCGGCGGTGTCCTCGCCGTTGTTTTGGGCCTGCTGGATCAATACATCATATTTAGCCTCGCTCTGGGCAATCTCAGCCTCCTGGATGGCCGAAACCATCGAGCCGGCCAGCTGCTGGTAATAATCGAAATACTTCTTTATGTTTTTAACCTGGAGATTGAGGCGGGCCTCCTGAAACTGTTCCTCTGACAAAAGGCCCTGACGGTACATATTTTCGAGCTTTGCGAGTTCCCGGTCATACTCGTCGGCCCACGATAGCCCGGCGGTTTCCTGAATCTTGTATTGCTCTTCAAGGTACTGGTAATTCAGCGCTGCAATCCGGCGTTGCTTCTCTTCCTCCAGGCGCGTAACGTCCAGGCCCTGCTGACGTGCAATCTCAATGGCGGCCGCGTATGTCTGTTCAAGACCCTGGATCTGCAAATTTAACATTTCACGTAGGCTTTCCTGGCTTCCGGAGTTCGTTGACAGCTCGCGCAGCTTTGCCATCCACTGGCCGGTATCAGTCAGCATCCGGGATTGTATCTGCTGCATTTCGGTTTCTAATTTTTCAAGAGTCTTTTTGCGGGTTTCAGCGTCCATCGAGTAATCATCCTCCAGCTCGTCATAATAGCGCTGCATCTCGTCGAGCTGATCGCGGTGGCGCGCGCGCTGGAGGTCGAGTAGGTAAAGATCTGCCGCCTCCTGGTCGATCTCCTGCCTGACGGCCTTTTCCTTCATGATCCTTTCAAGCTCGGAATAGTAGGCCTCTGTGGCCGCCAGTCGCTTTTTGTAATCCTCTTCATTGATTTTTACATTGGCGGCCGCTATCTCCCGGTCAGCTTTCTGAATCTCGGCGTTAGCTTCATTGATCTGCTTGGTGATCTTATCGAGCGTCTGGGTATGGGTCTGATTGGTTTCCGACTGCAACACCTGGAGAGCCTCCACCAATTCCGCACAGTAGCGCTTCATTTCCTGAGCTTTCCGGATGGCAAATTCAGCCTCTGACAGATCGGCTTTAGCCTGGTTTATCTCCAGCAGGCGCTCCATGTGCGCCGAGTCTACCGGTGCTGTCACCTTTTCGATCGAATCCTCCTTGTAGGTTCCGGCCTCGCGTTTGGCCTTGGCATTGCCGAGGATCTGTTTCTTTTCTTCCTGAAGGGCTTTTATTCTGGCCTGGATCTGCTGAAGCTCCTCCTTTGATTTCGGGTCGGACTTCCGGAGCTGCGCCAACTCGGCATTGATTTCCTTTAGCCGCTTGACGGTTTCATCTGCTGCGTCGGCGGCAGAGGAAAAAGGATCGACTACGTTTTCTTCAAATAATGAGGTGTCAACGTCTCCGAATTTCTTATTAAGATTCTCGTTTGTCTTGTCAATTTTAGAAATATTGTCATAGTTCTCAGCCATTTTCTGGTCCAGATCATCCATTTTGTCGATAAGGCCCGGTATTATGACATCATTAAGATTGCGAAGCTCCTTTGCTTCGTCATAGGTCAATGATTTTTTATTCCTTAATGCCTTGCGGCGCTTTTCCACTTTGCTGAGAACACGGTCGATTTTGTCAATTTCATTAGATAATTCATCGTTCTCAACCTCCATGTCCAGCCGTTTCCCTTCATTCTCCGTGATTTTATCTTTGGCGGCCTTTGCACGGGCAACCTCACGAATATTTCTTGCGAGAGCGTTATATTGGCGGGCTGCATCTCCGGCCATTATCGCTTCGGCTGATAAATTTTTGAAATATGCCGGGTATTGTGCTTGAAGGCTTTTCGCCGCCTCTTCTCGCTTTTTATATGATTTGGAGTGGTTGGTGGCGGCTTGATAGAGTTTTCTTAATCTATCAAGTTCCTCATTTGCGTATTTGGCTGTAGCTTTGGACAAATCCGAAATACCCTGCTCAAAATCCTTGATACGCTTATTGTTTTCCTGCAACTTCTTCTTTGCCTCGTCAGTGTTTTTACTGAATAACTTAAAAACACCGATGGCCACGGTTACAGCCGAAATCAGTAGGCCGAGCGGATTGAGCCTGACAATCATGTTGAAAAGTCTCATTGCAGCCGTGGCTTTCCCAACTTCGCCGGTAAACAGAGCTTTTACTGCTATCACCGACAATGTTGCGGCACGCCATAGAACTAAGGCTGTTTGTTGAGCTTTAATTGCAACTGTTTCTGCCAAAGTCACATCCGTTGAGCGTTTTGCGGCTATGGCATAGAGCTTTTTTGCGGCAATGACTGAGAGTAAGGCAAGACGATAAGAAACAATCGCAGCCACAGCAATTGTGATATACTTGGAAAAGATGCCGAGAATATCAATGGTCTTGCCGATCCATTCGACGATAGTTGTCATGCCCTCGATCACAGATTTGATCAGGCCGCGTGATTCATAGAAGCGCATGATGACACCCTCGACAGTTGAAAGAAAAATATCCCAGGCAGTGGCCGCATTGTCGCTCATTTCGTCATACATTGCGTTGAATGCCCCGGTACAATCAGTCACGCTGTTCCGGAGAGCTGTCACCTGATCAGCGGCAGAGAGGAAGTTGGAGAATGCCGCCACGCTTTGTTTGTCTGTCAGATCGAGCGCCTTGTTAAGGTCTATTCCTTCTGCGGTGAGCTTCTTCAGTCCGGCCACAAGGTCGCCCAGATTATTGACCGGAGCTCCGAGCGCCTTAGCGAGTTTGCCGTTGGAATCGGCCAGATTGAGCAATATATTACGTGTGGCGGTCGCGGCGCTGCTTGCGTCAAAGCCGGCATTTGCCAGATTGCCAAGCAGTGCGATGGTATCTTCTATCGAAAACCCGAATGATTTTGCAACCGGGCCTACAGTCGCCAATGAGTTCTGAAGATATGAAAAATCAAGAGCTGATTTGGTGGTACCGATTGCCAATGAAGCAAGCATCCCGTCGACTTCTGATGCTTCTATACCGAAAATTCGCATAGCTGCGCCGGCGAAAGCGGCGGCGCTTGCCAAGTCAGTATCTACCGCCTGGGCGAATTTCAGCACCCCGGCCTCCATGTCCTTGATCTGCTCCTTTGAGAAGCCCAGTTTTGCAAGCTCCAGCTGGAGGGCTGAAACTTCGGTGGCTGTATATGAAGTTGTGGCGCCCAGCCTTCGCGCCTCGTCCGTCAGATCCTTGATGCCGGCTTTGGTCGTGCCGAGAACTGCGGCCAATTTGCTGTTAGCCTTCTCAAAACCGATGATTATTTCAAACAGTTTGTTGAACTGACCTACTATCATGGTGGCCAACACCACGCCAAGGCCTAAAAAAAAGCCCTTCAGAGCCTCGACGGCCTTTGACATGCTGAAGATACCGCTCAGAAAACCCGCAGAAGATCTGGTAGCCTCCTGATAGGCCTTGTCGGTTTTCTTGATTTCCGCTTCTAATTCCTTGTAGCGTTGGGGGTTCAGATTGCGTGACGTATTGGCCAGCTCCGTTTTAAGCTCTTTGAGGTGTTTTCTGAGCTGTGCGGCCGTTTTATATGACGTGTCGATCTGCTTCTCCCAGGTCGAAATCTCGCGCTTGTTTTTGCGGATCTGCTCATTATTGGCATTGATCTGCTCATTTAGCCTGGCTATTTCTTTGCTATGGTCTCCTTCGGTGGCTGCCAGCGCCGAAATATCCTTGCGGTATTGCGCATTCTGTTTTCTCAGGGCTTCCGTCGATTTCGTCAGCTTGTGTATTTCCTCCTGAGCCCTCGTCGCGTTGACATCGAGGTTAACTTGTATGTTATCCGGTTGAACTTTACGTGCCATTGTGCTGATACATTACTTTTTCAGCAAAGGTCAGCCGTAAAATCCAACCGGTGAAGGACAACAAAAAAGCCCCGGCCTGAACCGGGGCTTACAATATCAGGGGCACAATGTCAAATCTCTTCCTCTTCTTCGTCTGTTTCTTCCAGCATATCCGGAGGATTGGCGATGGTCAGGATGGTATGTGCTATTTCGTTCAGGGTCTCCACCTCGTTCAGGCGGTCCATGTCCGGGGCAGATTCTTTGCTCCGTTTCTCTATCAGCGCATGTGTGGCCTCTGTAAGCACCCTAAGGAATAGAGCGACTTTGTGAGACTGGGCCTGAAGTTTCTCCACCTGATCAGAAACACACCCGGTAATGATAGCACCGTTAATCTCTGTTCTCATTTCTCACCTCCTTTCTCGGTGTAGTCCTTCATCACCGGAGTCAGATGAATTGTAAACGGTCGGTTGTCCGTGAAGGCCTTGGCCCCGGCTTCAGTCACAGCATAGATTTGAGCCGAAGCGCCACTGTTGAGTTGACCCTTGGAGAATCCGTGTAGGCGCAGCTGCATAGGCTTAAGACGTTTATTTTCATTGCAGAGCGCATCCATTTCCTTTTGAATATACTGCGGAAGCTGATTGGCCTCACTATAATAGACGAGGGCGTTATTGTAGCGCCGGAAGATGGAGTCAGCGAGAAGCCGGCCGAGTTTGGTTGTTGAATTAAGGGTGTTGACAGTAATGAAGTATTTCATTTCTCACCTCCTTCCTTGTCTTGGTTGATAACGTGATTGAAAACTGTGGTGACACATACCGGGCCGACCTTGCCTCGTTCTACGAGGTAGTCTGAGAGATCAGCGATGCTAAGGCCGGATTTGCGGACACGGCCGGCAAAGTATTCCACATTGCCGTCCAGGCGTTCCCAGTTCTGCTTGATCTCGCTGATAACGCAGTTAAGCAGATCTTCTGTAAAGCCCATCATCTGCCACCTCCTTCCTTGGATTCGTTGACTGAAATGTTAATGGTGGCGTTTTCGAGATGGATTTCGAAGGTGTTGCCGGAGAGGGAGAGGGTGACTCGGTCTTGGCCGCCACAGATCATGTCGGCAATGTCATTGAATGCGGCGCGCAGCTTCCTGGAGCTCACGCGGCGGGTTTGTTTGGGTTTGTTCATACTATCGTGGGTTTAGCGATTAATAAAAAAACGGCTGTCACCGTTGCTAAAACCCACGATAGTCTTCTCCGAAGAGCGCCTATAATGAATCGGTGACAGCCGCGTATGGCTGATATGTCCGGGCATAAAAAAAGCCCGCAAAAATATGTCGAGCATTAACCGAGCTCTGCGGGGGCGACTAACGTCCGTGGGTTTTAGCACTGCAAATCTACGACAAAAAAATCACATTGGCAAAAAAATATTTGAAAATGCGCAAGAAAATAATCTTGATTTTGTTTTGCATATTCAAATATAATTCGTATCTTTGTAGTGTAATCAAAGAGAGGTTACGACGGACAAAGCCTGATGCCGAAAAAAGAAAGGCTTAACCCCTGACTAATCCGCTATATGTTGACCTTCGAAATTAACATCAGGATTGGAAAACTGAAGATTGCAAAAATCACTCTGACAATCTTCTGATCCAGCAAGGGTGGCCGAGAGCCTTAAAGACCTCCGAAAAAGGAGGCGCCCTTTGCTTGTCGGGGTTAAACCACTGCAAATTTACGATTTAATCATGAACGAACCAAAAGGAAAGCGAAAAAACGGATGGGGCGGACGGCGCGAAGGTGCCGGACGGCGCAGTGAGAATCCGAGCACGCGGACAATAGCTCTCCGCATACCTGAGGACGTGGCGGAGATTCTCGACCGCCAGGAGAACCGCTCGGCCTATATCATCGAGGCCGTAAGGGCATACGACCGCGAGCAACGCAAACGGACGATTCTCGGCATAGAAATCAGCTATACCAAAGAGAAATGATCATGCGGCCGGCAGAGAGTGACTGCCGGCCGTTTTTTTGAGTCAGGGATGGAAACCGGAAAGCCCCGGCGTGAGCCGGGGCCGGTGCAACGGGTCGAAGCGGTCAGCTTCTTTAATTTAAACCTCCGGAGAGATCTCCTTGGCTTCTTTGTGATCCTTTATGGTTTCTTTGACTGCTTTACCGATCACAGATATAAATACTATGGCAAGTAAAAACAGTGTTTCAAGCCCTACGGCGGCCAGTATGTTGATCAGAGCCGCAGTGGAATGCCACTGCCAGATCGAGAAGGCCACGCCGGGGCTTAAGAGCAAGGCGCCGCGGACTATGGCGCCGGTGATGATCTTTAACTTTTTCATGTCGGATTTACTTTTAATTGGTTCATGATTTCACGCAGGTTTTTATTTATCCAGTCGCGCACCTCCTGGTTGAACTCATAACGGATATTTTGGAATGTCTCGCCGTAGAGTATTCCCCAGATCTGGCGGTTATAGATTTTGAAATTGCCGTGTTCCTTCATGTCGAGAAAACGGATATAAATAGGGTACTCAAATTGAGCATGATTGCCCAGCTCACCTTGCCAAATCTTCTGCCGCGGGTTTTCGAGCGAGTCCATGAGCGCTCCGGAGCGGCCGCGGACGGTGTGCCCGGTGCCCTGCCTGACTCGCCGGTCTTTACCCTCCTGGTAGATCCGGCGCCCGGCAATATTGGCCTGAGCTGCGAAAATATCGCGGAGACCTTTTTTTATTTCCTGATGTATGAACTGAAGCTCCAGTTTATCCATATCGGTAAGCTATAAACACACAGATTAATTACTGTCTACAGTGAAGCCAATCGACCAGCCGGCCCAGTTGCCGAAAAATTCCGTCTCCGGCAGTGTGCTGATCGTTGAGATGTCGGCCGTCAGGAAATGACACGGGCGGCTACTGTCGGCCAAAATCGCGGCCTTGACGGCTTCGGCTATAGGCTGCGACGCCTCCAGAGCTTCGGCGCTGGTAGATTTGCGCGGGTTGTACTTCTGCATGATGAAAACAACACAGAGGCTCTTGTCGTTAAAGGAATCCGGATCGCCTGCCCCATTGGCCGACGGCGGCAAGTAGAACAGTGTCGGGGTGTCGTCCTCCGGAATGCCGTTGACCTTGTCGGCCATGTTCTGTTCTACGGTCAGGAGTGTGGCCCCTTTCAGACCGGGGATGCAGTCCGCCAGGCCTTCGAAGTATTCGCGTAGCTGCTTTAAGAGTATCATGCTGAAAAATAGTGGTCGGCCTCGGCGGTTCGGCGTTTCACCAGTCCGGGCAAAGGTTTCAGAACTCCGTTAACGCGGGCATTGACATGCTTCAGGAACTCGGCGCGGATCGTCGGATCATCCGGATTGATCCGGACTTTCTTCAGCAGCGTGGATTTCTTAAGATTGCCCAGCCCGATATTATAGGCCAGAGATACCAGGGCGTCAAACTGTTTCTGCTTCAGGGAGACGCCGGCCAGAACCGCCTCGACCGAGCGGGCGAACTTGTCAACATCGGCATTGAACAGAGCCACGGCCTGCGGGCCTGTTATGGTCATGCCTTCGGTGACGTCAGGCCCGGTGTGGCCGTAGCCGATGGTTAACACTCCGGCGGGACAGCGGTAAGCCTTCAGGCGGTACCCTTCCCACTGCATCATCTTTGCACGGATTTCATTGGTAAGAATCATGATTTTTTGTTTGATTTATCGTGTAAATACTCAAATTTGCATTTATACAGGTACATGAGCACGGCCCAGAACGGCGATTCGTCAAGCTCTTTGACGTTGCCGAAAATTCCGGCGGCCGCCACTTCGAAAGAGATACCGGCCCAACCCGTCTTGTCGTCCGGGCGCCGGTCGCCGGAGCTCTTGAAAATTATAGAGAAGTCCAGCTGATTGCCGTTGATATCCACCGGGCCGGACTGGATGGCGGACCACACGGAGCCGAAGAGCACCGGCGCGTGCCATGCCAGCACCATAGGGATATCATCTGTGTCCGGGATCTTGTACAGGGCGCGGGCGACAGCCCGGTAGATTTCTTCCTGATCCTCGGCCGCCGGTGCCTGCTCCATGAGCGTCAGGCACTCCACGAATTTTCCAAACGTCAGATCATTGAGCCAGTCGGCCGGACCTTTATACCCTTTGTATTCCGGCAGAAGATTGCGGGGCGTCTTAAACGTCGGCACCTTCCCGCCGGAAGAATCAACCAGAAACGGATCTACCACCGCGTCACGCTGCCGCTCTGCGGCCGCTGCGATGGGCTCACGGTAAGCGGTGTAATTTAAAGCTCCCAGACCCAGCAGAAAGCTGAACCAGCGGACGCGCCAGAACTCCGGCGTAATGCTCCCGGCGGTCAGCCATGAGGCCAGATAGACATAATAGACGTACTGTTCCGGCGTGAGCTCGTCGATAGACTCCGGAACTTCAACAGTGCGGTTACTGAAGGTTATTTTTTTCATGTCAGAACGTCATACCTTTTGAATGAACAATCGGGCCGGGGTTGTAGAAGTCCACCGGCTGCCCTTCGGCCAGGATCTCGGCCATCGTATCTTCGAGCTGCTGGAGATATCGGGTCGCGTCGATGCCCAGAGCTGCCGCCACGGCATTGCGGGCCTCTTTCTCCGCGCGAAGCTTCTGCTTTACCGGGGCTGACTGGTTCACCTGGACGATTCCCTCCGGCAAAACCTCGACCGGCAAGCGCTCCACGGCCTTCTTCATGGTGAGCAAGGCAATGGCGCGGGCGGCTGTGTCATAGAGAAGAGCTGTGGCCGTTTCATCGCCATTCAGGAGCCTGGCCATATATTCACGGCCCACTATCGGCGCCACAGTGGCGGCCTGAACCTCGCGGATCATCGGCAACAAAGTAAGAAACAGGCGGTGAGATCCTATTAAGTAGAATTCGTCAAAGCTCTCCTTATTGCGGATCAGCAGGCCGGAGCGCTGGCGGTATTTTGGCGAATTGATCCAGAAGTCGAAAGCTCCCAGGTCCAGCGCCTCGATCAGTGCGTCTGTTGCCTCGTATGCCAGCCGCAAAATATTGCTTTCGTCCTTGTATTGCTCCAGGGCGGTAAGTCCCTTCTCGTTCTCCCCTATGCGGCGGGTGCGGCCGTTGGAATCGTGCTGCGCGTCGAGCGTCGGGATGATCTTCAGCCAGGAGAAGAGCGCCACGGACTGTTGCAGATACATGAGCGCCGGAGCCTTCTCCGGATCATCTTCTCCGGATTCATAGAAAGCGGCCAGAGCTGCGACAGGCTCGCGGCCTACAATCGCCACGACATCGCGGACGCCCAGCGGTAAAATCGGTGCCCAGGTATCGAAGTCCACACGGTCGGAAATGAGGCCCAGAACGGCGGTTATTTCCTTCCCGCCGTTGCCATCGCGGTTAAATAGCTTCATCGCGTTTCAGTTTATATGGTTGCCAATTTTCGTATTTATCCAGATTTATTATTTCACGCATTTGCTTTAACTCGATTTTCGGGGTTAACGTTCTTTTCGGCATCGACTATCGCCCTGTAAAGGCCTATTCGCACCGATGTTCCGGGATTGTTCGCCAAAATGAAGGTGTCGAACGGCTTGCAGAGCACCATATCAGGTACAGCCGTTTCGGTGGCGTTATAGACTTTGAGACTGTAGAGCTTTTCTGATCCGCTGCCCAGCTTCGTGTCTAAGATCAGGTTAGACAATGCCGGGTCCAGACCAAAGCCGGAGGTGGCGGCCGCCTCTGCCTTCTTGCAGATTGCCACCTGAGCCTCGATGTAGTCTTTAATCTTCTTGTCGATAGGGGTTATTTTCCAGCCCTCAAAATTGTTGGCAGCCTCGTTCCAAAAATTTGAAGTGTGCATGAATTTGCCCGCATTCTTCCGGCCGGTCATGCTCTCGGCAAATTTTTCCATCGCCTCGTCCTTGAACTGTTCGAGCATTTCGGCGCGGTAAGGGACTTTTGTTTTTTCGCAGATCTCGCGGATGCGCGCTTCTGCCGCGTCCCAGTATGATTGCGGGCTCTCGATGTGCATGGAAATGGCCGACGCATTCTCGTTGTATGCCGCCAGAATGCCGGCAAGAGATCCGGCCAGCTCCAGCCAGTCGAAAGCGCCTACATAGCGCGGCACACTGTAGAAATCTTTATTGTAGCTATAAATCTGGTAATAGGCCAGTGATACCGGATGTCTGAACGGCTGCGCGGGGTCGAAAATAGGGTATTTCTTAAAATTTTCCGCGTCCGGATTGGGGAAGTCGCCAACAACGGCCTCCGTTGGCTGCACACCTTCTCCGGCATACACAAAACGGACCTTGCGGGCCGGGATGTGTTCGATCCTGGCCAGAGCGCCGGGGCCTCCCACGCGGCTGCCGCGTGTGCGGGTGAACTTCACCCAGAAGCCCTCCAGGTGAACCAGATCAATGAGACAGCGGTGCATCTGTGTGAGGTAGTCGGTCGCGTTGAGCTGCGCCATGATTTTAGCGTCATCGGTCCACTGTCTGTAGGGCTTGTTGTCTGCATCGACACCGGGGATGTAGAGCCGCGGGCCTTCGCCCCACTGGAGACCGGCCTTCTTGCCCATGATGCCCTCGCCGGCATAGAATTTCGACAAAACGCGATCGACATAGCCGGGCATATCGTCGCCGGGGCCGTAAGGCACCACGCGGACGCCATGAACGCTCCTGTATTTCTGGAATGAACCGAAGCCCCCCAGGATCATGCGGCTGGATGGTTCCCAGCCGGCGGCGCGGGCGTTAAGATTGAATGTCATTAACTCGCCGTTGCCGTTGTTGATAAAGCCAAAATTTCCGCTCCTTCTGATCATATCGTTATCAATTTAGCACCGTGCGCAGTCCGTTAAACTCCATGATCAGGCACTGCCAGCAGTTCAGCGCGCGGCCCGTGTCGGTGTCAGTGAAAAATAATTTGTAGCTTGCATTTGCCACCCGCTCGTCGGCCGCCTTCGGCCTGATCCGCGCGTGGGCGATGTTGGCCATGTCGCCGCCGCGGCGTGTGTCGCGGTTCCACTTGCGGAAACGCAGCGAGAAGGTGCCCCCCTCGGCGCTGATCCGCTTCATCTCCTCGATGGCCAGGTATAAATCTATTTGCTTCGGTTCCGCCATAGGTGTTCAGCACAGATGAATAAAAAATACAGTATGATGAAAGCCATGAGGCCGGCACCGATGTAATCTTCCAGCGCCGGACCTACCTTTGTCGCGGTCTCTTCCTCTTTTTCGACGTCCTCGGCTTTTGTGGCTGTGGAGTTCGTGGCGCGGTAGCTTCCAAACCCCATAGACATCCCGTCAAATTTATATTCTTGCAGGATCGCCGCTCGCATGAGCGCCGACGTGTCCCAGATATAAAGCACCGGGCGCCCGGCTGTGTCGCGCTCGATTTTGAGTGAGCCGGTAACATGGTTTTTCTGCTCGATGGTGTCGCGGAGTTCTGCGCTCTGAGCTTCTGCGGCGGTGGTGGCGGTGTCGAGCAAATGCGTCTGGGTCGTGTCTCTTGTTTCAACTGTGGTGACTGTGGCGGCGTGGCGGGTCGTGCTGCAAGATAGCAGCAGAGGGAGGCCGCACAAAAGCACAAACAAAATAAAAATGTTTTGATCATGTCGTCTCATAATATGGTTACTTAGTTATTTCATCCAGGCGTTCCTGTATGTTGGCTTTGAGGTTGTCGAGCTCGTTAGCGTAGTGAAACGAAATGCCCAGGAGTGAGGCTACGAAGACGCAGATAGAGCCGAAGGCCGTTAATACAGATCCGTGGATTTCGCCCTCCGGCTGGATGTATAGGCCAATAAATAGAAGTGTCAGGCCCGCCATCATGGCAACGACGGCCAGCGTGTAAATTATTACCTCTTTGAAGGTGAGTTTATCAAACTCTTGTTTCAGGTGTCTCATTTTTCCAGGTCTTAATTACACCGCAAAGCTCGCAAAACTCCCGCGCGCAACGAAGGACAAAACGAAAATGCGCCGGCCTCACGGTCGACGCATCCTCTCACGTTGTTTAACTAAATATGAAATGAATAATTGATTATCCATGAACTACCTAATGGTGCCAATCTTTTTTATCTGACATTGTTCATTCGTCGCCTCCTTCCTGCGGTGCCTGTGTGGCTTTTGCTTTGTAGATAAGGTCGCGGAAACGGTCGATCTTTTCGGTTGCGGCCTTCTGTGCCCCTGCTGCCTCGTAGAGTGCCGCAGACAGATCCTTCGATTTGACGCCGGAGCGGTACAGGCTTGCCTCTGCGTCGGCCAGGAGCTCGGAGGCGCCGACGGCGATATAATATGCTATCCCGGTCGGCGGCGCCGACGGCGCTATAATATGCTGTCCCGGTAAATAGTCGGGTTCTGGCTTCGGCGTTGTGCTCGTTGGACGCGCAGTCCGGATTTTCGGCGATTCCGGCGGCACATGCTGCTGTGTTAGCCAGTCGGTGGGCTGCGTCGTTGATGCCCTCGATTATCTCGATTATGTCGGTACCGTGGCCGCCAGTAACCGGCTCGATTTCGCCCAGCTTACCAGCGGCATAACAGAGCGCCGCCATTGCGGAGTTGTAGGGGTCAGGCTTGTTATCGCCTGATGTCGGCTGGCAGGCTTGATTTTTCTGGGCGTGGATTATATGATCAGCGATGCTTGTGTCGGCGGCGATGTCCTCGATGTCAGATCTGAGCAGCGAAAGGGTGCGGATTGTGTCGAGCGCCTCAGTGTCACTCATGCCAAGATCATCCTGGTTAAACAGTGCGGCATTAATGATGCGCGACAGTGTGTTGATGTATATCTCGGCGGTTCCGGCCTTGTGGGTAAGAGCTAAAAGAATTTGAGCGGCGCGTGATTCAGTATTAATTGTAATTTCCATAATCGTTTTATTTTTCTTGATTTATTTTTCTGTTCGTTGGTTTGTCCCGGTATTACTTGTTGCGCTCCGGGTGGCGCATACTGCGTCTGGTCTCTCTCCAGGCCCAGGGTGTGAAGCCTGCCAGGAAGGCAATACCGCCACGACCAACCATGTAGTGGTCGCCGATCATATTGCCCCACCAGCATACTATGCAGGCTAATTGGCCTACAAATATAAAGAATTTTGACGAAGTAAGAAAAATAATTAGCCTTATCAGTAATTTTTTAACTGATAACTTACGCGGCTTTGCCTGCGCCTGGATTGTTAGTGCTGTTTTCATTTTTGTGGCAGTTTGGGGTTGTTTGACGTTTTAGTTATGGACATAAAAAAGCGACCGCCTCTCCATGTCGTCAAACTGCCACGGAAACCGACGAAGGGTCGAGTTTACTAAATGGTTGGAGGTAGGCGGTCGCCTGTATATTTCGTATGTAATCGGGCAAAACAAAAGCCCGAAGGATTTCGAGCCGTTTCAGACTCGACCCGGAGTAGCCTCCGTAACAGTTTGACGTCGCAAATTTCGGGAGAATGTTGTGAACAAAAAAAAAAAAAGAGTTAAACGATGTTAAGGCGTAAAAGAAAAATAAAAACGCCGAAACCCGAAGGCTCCGGCGCATTATAAGGTGTACATAATTTTTTCACCAATCCTCCTCAGGCTGTGAACTGAAATTATCCAGCTTTTTAAGCGATAAGGTTATTTCGGAAAAATATTCGGCACTCTTCGCTTTGATTTCTTTCCAAATTTTATTGTGTGCAGATTTGTTTATACCACCCTTACCTGACTTTTCGGCAGTGGTTATCAGGCCGAGGGAGCAATCGGCAGCGCGTCCGGGTTTATTCTCGTGGGTAATACTCGACATTTCAACGCGGAATCTTCCGTCTTTAGATTGGAGCTTTAACGTATAGTCCACCTTCCCTTCGTAAGCGCAGTAAACGCCTCCTTTCTTGAATGGGAACAAGGCCCGTAAGATTATAGTGCCTGTGGCTGCGTCCTCCATCTGTGTAACGGCCTTCCCGTTGACAAAAGATGTAGCTACCCACTCGCGTAGGCCTCCGTAAATTTCCGCTTGGTTTTTACCCTCTACCTGAATCACATCGAAGAAGGTAAGCGCCTTTTCTTGGGCCGTGGCCGCGAGTGAGACCAACAGCGCCAGCAGCAAGATAATTTTTTTCATTATGGCGTAAGTTTTTGGTGTTACTTTCGCCGGTTTTCGGGAGTTTGACGCCGCAAAAATACGAAATTTCAGTGGTAATCAGGTAAAAAATAGCGGTTAACCATACAGAAAACGCGGTTTTTGGCTCAAAATTTTGGTCTTAAAAGCGCTAAATCCCTGATAATACAGAAATTGAGCCGGAGAAATTAAAAAATTGTTTTTTGGTGTCGCTCCGAAGTGCGGGCCGCTCAGCAGCCGGAAGATAATTACCACACCCCCGGAAGGTGAAATGTGAGCCCCCGGCCTGTTACGGCGTTACCGAAAACGGAGCACCCGACGCTTTGCGGGCGCCGGGTGCTCATGTTGTCGATTACCGGTAATATCAGAGGTCTCCGGGCGGATGGTTTGTCAGGTGGCGGGCTGCCCACTGCTCTGCCATCGCGTCGGCGCTGCTGGCTGTGGTTGCCTTCGGCTTTATTGCGTTGATCCATGTGCGGCGCATCATCAGATATTTGAACGCATCGGAGAAGTTGGTCGACAGGCGGGGCAATTTCTTCGCCTCCAGCTTTTCTGATTTCTTCACCTTTGCCACTACCTTGACAGTCCCGCGGTAACGGATCTCCTGACGTGCGCCCTCGATACTGCTGATCATTTCGGGACAGTTGAGCGCATCGACGCGAAGGAGCGGGAGCGCCGGGTTCTTCTCGCCCATAAATTCCAACATGAAATTATATTCGGAGTCCTGGTGGATGATACCCTGTTTTCTCGACATAAGTATTACCGTCCAGCCGGTACGATTACCGGCGGCATCGCGCTCGATAAAGTCTTTGATCTGTCCGGCCTTGTCCTCGCCGGTACGCTGGCCGTTGTTGCCTGCACGGTCATAGAAGAGGTAAAGCGTTTTATTTTCATGAGCACTAAAAAACGTAATAAATTGGTCTGCCAGCTCACGCAGCGACTCCGGCGGGATGACATACAGATTTTTATGAATGCGGTAATATTTACCGTCAGGCTGCGCAATAACAAACGAATTCATATTACCGAAGTCCAGGCCGCCATCGAGCGGGCGGGTAGGGTCCAGGCGGCGGATCTCGCCTGAGTGGAAGGCGGCCTCGCCTGTAATAGTGCCGTCGGTGTACTTGTGGATCTCGTCGAACAATACATAAAAGCGGGCAGACTTTTTCACGCCCGGACGCATACCCAGCACGGATTTAAGGAACTCGTGGAGCTCCAGACCGCCGGACAACAGGCGGCGGGCATAATCGAGCGTTAAGATATCGACATTTGCAAAGCTCGAAAGGTTTGCAAAGAACGTCTGACCCTTCCTTAGCTTATGCAACGCGCTTTCATACCGGGCTACCTTCTTCTCCAGGCGCGAGATCTTGGCCGTGTCCGGATGCTGCGCACTGTTGGCCCGTAGTAATTTGATCATGTAATTATTCAGGATCGCGGCGGTCTGAACTATTTTAATAATCCGCTCCGGGTCCATTTCAGCCGCATATCTGAAGAACCAGTCATATTCGCCTTCGGTAACGTCCGGCATGTCTGTGGTAATGGTAACACCGCCATATAAATGGCAGCGCCCGTAGGTGATGGCGTCGCCGCGGAGTATCGGCATGACACGTGCCGCGCGCGCATCAGCCGCATACTTTGCTTCATCAAAAAAAAGATGGGCCACACTTTTACCCGCCAATAGCGACGGCGAGTCCAGAGAGCCAAGAAACAACACGGACCCGTTATAAAAACTATACACATTTTTATAGTCCAGCACGATAACGGAGCATTTCTGCCGCCACGACTCCGGCGGCCTGGTGCCTTTGACGTAATGCACACCCTCGATCAGCCCGCGGATTCTCCAGCCGTTCTGCACCGCCGGCATGATGTTATTAACAAGGTTGGTGTAGGTGTCGGCCACAATGGCCAACGGAGCGCCCGGCATGAGCTCCACGCATCGGAATGACCGGCGGGCTATGATAATTGTACTCTTGGCCGTGCCTCGTCCGGCTACGGCTACAAAATTCGTAGTATCTACCCAATCGGTCAGCAATTGAACGTCTGAACCATATTTAACTTCAACATTCTCAATCTGTTTCGTCGACAAATTCTTTGACATCCTCGATCATGCGTTTTAATAGATTTTTTTTCAAAACGCCGGCATCTTCTTTCACGCGGCGGCGTGTGATCTCCGGGATCTCCGGGATCTCGTCGATAAACGCTTCTACCTCCTGGCGGTCGGCAGCCGGTGCTCCCAGCGCCGTAGCATCGGCGGTGTAAATAACGGCCGTTTTCGGCTGGAGCAATTCTTCCGGAATCTCCGGCGCGGCATCGTCGAAGCATCCGCGGAGCTTCGCGGCATCCTTCATCAGCGCGCGGCCCTCCTTGAAATGGCCATTGACAAAGGCCATATCGGCCATTTTTTCGAGCTTTTCGGCATATAGGTTAGCCCATGCGCGCGAAGTCACCGCACTCTCGGCATAGAAGAAATTTATAGCGTCGTCATAGATCCGGCGCGCCATCCAGTCAGACAGACCGTAATTATTTTTTAGTAATTTGATAATTCCGGCTTTGGTGACAACTTTTCGGCCGCCAGGTAATAACATGCGCGCACGAAGCCCGCGAACCATTTCCATGAATTGGTAATATTCGCGTTCTTCAGGCGTCAGGGAGTCTGTGCTTCCGGTTGATAAAATGCGGTTTATCGTAGTCAGGTCGATAGCCTCGAAATCAATACGTGATGGTTTAGCCGGTAAATTCATCGTCATCCATGTAACGGAGTTGTTCTATAAACATGTTTTCTCTCTGAAGCTTCCGGAGTGTTTTAATAGCGTCGATATTCCCGGTGGATGCGGCCTCCTGTAGCTTCTTTAGTGGCTTAGCTAATCCGTCGGCTCGCCCCTCGGCTATCAATCGAGCCACGGGCGTTCCCGGTATCTCGGCCAGATTTATAAACACAGTGGCCACATCCGGTTTAAGCTCGATGGCCGCGGCGATCTGCGCCGGGCTTAACCCGACGGCGGCCAGCTTCAAAATATCTTCTTTCAGGCTGTCCGGAAATAGCGCCGCGGTATCGACGGCCGTTATATTATTCGGATCGATATTCATCTTCCAGGCGCTTGCAAGCTGTTAAAAAATATCCCTCGTCCTGTTCCATGAGGATGAAACGGCGGCCGGTTCGGACGGCGGCCACTGCTGTTGTGCCGGAACCGCCGAAAGTATCGAGCACAACACCTTCAGGGGGGCATGAATCGTTAATAAATTTCGCTATGAGATCGACAGGCTTTTGCGTCGGGTGTACTTTTGCGCCATCGACCGACTTGGCGCCGCTGGCAAATGCCTTAACGCCGGCTATAATATTCGTCCCGCCTATGTTGGCGCCTTTACCGGCGTGGAATAACACAAGCTCGTGAATAAATGCGTAATGATTACCGGGCCCGCTTAGCTTATTCCATACCAACATATTATGGGCCTTTAATACCTCGTCAAAAATCGGATAATAAAAAGCATAACTTCGCCAATCACAAAAAAAGTAAATACAGGCTTCCGGTTTTGCGACGCGGGCAAATTCTTGGAATAAATCCCGGTAAAAAGGCCGGCAAATAGACAGATCTTTAAAATTCCCTTTTTGTCCGTTGTGCGTCATACCCAGAAAATAAGGCGGATCGGTAATTATACAGTCAACGGATGCCGCCGGAAGTTTTTTAATGATCTCCAGGCTGTCATCATTGAATATTGAGCCGGTGGGAAAATCACACCGGCGCCCCGATGATGGATTGAAGGGCGGAAAGCGATACATGAAGCGCGTCAATTTTTTCGTTAATTTTTCGTATCTGATAGCTTGCCTCTGAGCGGTCGCAAGGTTGGCAATTCGAACGCCGGAGATAGGCCGAAAAATAGGCTTTAGACTTTTCGGCCTGCTCCAGCTGCTCAATTACTTTTTTTTTCTTCGCTCGATCTCGGCCTCGATGCGCTCGCGGGTTTCGGTCCAGCGCTCCAGAGCCGCGGCCGCCTTTGCCGGATCATCACCGGCGGCCTCGGCCTCTTTTACCGCTTTACTGTGTTTCGATTGGTTGGCACGGGCGCTGCTCAACTTTTTGGCAAGATCCAGATCCGACAGAGCGGCCAGATCTTCGGTGGCCTCGGCTTCCCGGAATTTCGCAGCTTTTCCCAATATCTGGCCGGTAGTGCGGTAGTGCTCCAGCTCGTCCCAAATTTCGCGGTTAGCGAGATAGGCGGTAACGACTTTTTCGGCCTCTGTGGCCGCTTCGGCAGTGGCCTGATCTGATAATAGCTGGAGACGGGCGAACGCTGTTTTATACGCATCGTATGCCGCGAACAGATCATTAACAAGCACTTTGAGTATGTCGGGACAGTCCGGGCTATTCAGAAAAGCATATTTTTCGCGGAAGCGGATCATTTTACGGACCGGTTCCGGAGCCTCGGCATACTTCCGGCGGGCCGTTTCGAGCTCGTCGGCCAATTCCTCGACCCGCTGTTCGTTTTCTTCCATTGCCAGCACCCGGTCCTGAAATTCGGGGCTGACCAACTCGTCAACGGTAACACCGAAGCTGTCGGCCAGATCCATGAGCGCGGCGTCGTCCTGGCTTGATCCAGCGCGGGGCTCGTCCTGAATAATAACGCTTGCACGTTTACCCGCAAGCTGCGGGCGAACTTTTGACATTCTGGGAAGGCGCTTAAATTCTGCTTCTGAGAGTCCTGCAAGATTTCGCAATTCTTCGATCAGGAGAGCCCGCGAAAATTCGGTATCTTCCAGCGCGAAACGGCGTTTATACATGCGGTTATGTCCGTAGCGCTCGTAGAGCTTTACGCCTTCGGCATAATTTCGGGGACCTGAGAGATAGGCTATAATTTCTTTTTTTTCGTTGGTTGTCATGATGGTGCTATGAATTAGATATTACAAAGTTACGACCCGGTAATTACCGGATGAAGGACAACAAAACGCCCGGACGCAGTTTGTAACGTCAGGGCGTGTGGGTTGTGGTGCGGGTAGGAATTGAACCTGGGACCCTGTTAGCCGTTTTCGTAACGGCTTTGTTCAATCCATATGATTTCCCCGCCGGCTACTTCGAAAGCGCGAAGCGTGAGCTGTGAGCCTTCGGTAGCAGTAAACACCTTGCCTCCCTTCAGAAGAATGGCGTCGGGAGTGTGGGCAACGGTGGGAGCTGTGCCGGACGTGCCTAACAGGGTGATAACGGCGCCGTGGCTACCGCCCTCGATCTTGTCGATAACGGCTGTACCGTCGGAAAGCTGGTACTGGCCTTCAGCCACGAAATTGACAGTCTTGACGGACGCTTCAACAACGGCCACCGGCTCTTCTTCAGGCACTGTGCCCAAATAAATACCGATGTCGTCGCCCTTAGTGATCTGGGCAAACGTAAACTCGTTGGTATTGCCTTCGTTGTTGCCGGTGTAACTGGGCGTCATTTTGCACGGGTTACAGATGTCGCCGATTATGTCGGCGGGCTTGCCGGAGCAATAGCGCACGATGATGATAAACTTACGGTTCAGGCTGTTGGCCTTGAACTCGCGGACAGGCTGCTCGTTACCGGGGTGGTTGAACTTCACCTGGGGGATGAAGCCGATCTGATCGGTGTCACCTTCGGCCGCGCTGGTAACTTCCACGGTGCCGGGGGTCATGTAGATGGTGTAACCGTAGCGATCCGGCTTGAGAATGATGTCTTCCGGAATAACTACGCCTTTGTCATCGCGGGCGGGCATATATGCGATGTCGTCCACGTCGATGAGTGTAAGTGCGTCGCGGGTTTTAATACCGATGCCGGGATTTCCGGGCGCTCTTTTGACGGATTGTTTAATATAAGTCATGGCGGTAAATTATTACTTAAAAACTGAAATTATAGAAGTCGGGGCCCGGTATATAGCTGGTTAATTCCGGGCCCCGGCTCGTTAGGCTTTAAGCTCAACGCGGGCCACTTCATAGAACTTGCCGTCATCAGCTTTCACCAGCTGGATGAAAGCACCTGTCACCAAGGTCATGTCTTTGGTAAGCGAGAAGCTTCCGGCGTTTGCAATGGTCGATGCATTGGTTGTGCCGTTGCCGTGAATTGTGTAGACGGTTCCGGTGATTGCGTCGGCCAGGTCGGTGATCTCGGTGGCCTTGGTGTTTTCGCCGGTTACAAATACCGTAGCATCAGCCACGCTGGGCGCTGTTTCATTGGCGGGGAACATGTAGGCGCTGGCGGCTGCTGTGCGTCGGCTGATCTCGATGAACTGGCCGTCGGCGCGCTTCATCAGCGAGATAACATCACCGGTCTTGGGCTTCCATTCTGCTGAAATCAGCGAGAATTTACCGGCTTTCTTGATGATAACACCATTGTCTCCATCGGGGCCGCACTTGATGTTGACAGTAACGCCAATTTTTGCGCCTTCGATGTCGTCAATCTCTTTAACGGCTTTGTTGCAGCCGGTAACTATCGAGGTGTGGAGCACCGCCGAGGGGTTCGCGTCGGGCTGGCCTTCGATAAAGAAGTCATCGGGGCGGTCGTAGTCATTACACCAGATAAGCTGGCGCGATCCGTCCATTTCGGCGGGGTTGGTGTACTTGTAGCCGACGGCTTCGGCCCAGACAGACTCTTTCCAGTTGGCCCAGACTTTGAGGCTCCAGTCCTGCTGCTCGATACGAAAATCAAGCATTTCACCGGCTTTCTGCTCAAAGCATTTAATATTACCTTCGATGGTCCAGATGATACGGTGGTGATTATCGGCATTGGGGACGGGGACGAGTTTCACGTTGGGGTACTCCTTCACGTGCATTATATTGGCCTTATAATCCTGATTAAGGCCATATTTAGCCTCGTTATATTTATGGTACCAGGGCACCAGCGACGAGGGAATATAGCACGCGATGGTGCCGGTGTCGCGGATATGGGCGGGGATCATTGAAGTTCCCAGGTAGAGCACTTCGCCGATGTTGCCAGGGGTGATGTGAGGGAGCGCAAAAGGTTTGATCTGATAAACGACTTTGCCGGTTGTGCCGCCGTCTGGGGTGTTGTCGATATGACCGTCCACCTTTTTGCGGATAAATTCATAGATGCCGTCGGCGGCCTCCATCGCGCGGCCGGGCTGGTTGGGATTGGGGTTCTTGCGTACACCGTTGACGCGGCGCATCTCGCGCTCGTTGTGCAGCTTCTTTGCGGTTTCTGCCAGAATGTACTC